GTTGAATTGAAGGCAAGAGTATCTAGATACTTCCGTGGTTTTGATGGCACTCAGACAACTTTTGATCTGACAATTAATAATGGTGATGCATATTTCCCTGATCCTGCAGGTCATATGCTGATCTTTATCAATGGTATCTTACAACCACCAGGCGCTTCGCAAGCATTCACAGCATTCTCCGATAAGATTCAGTTTAGCGAACCTCCAACATTAGGATCTTCGTTTACTGGATTCTACGTTGGTAAACTAAGACAACTCGATGATATTTCATTCGAGTTTGACTCCTTACGTCAGTCCTTCAACCTAAGAAGGAATGAGACTTTCTACTCACTAACTCTTACTGATGGTGTCCAGTCATCAACAATTAGACCTGAAAATAATATTATTGTTTCTCTTAATGGTGTTATTCAAGAACCTGGAGTTGGTTTTGAAATCGTTGGTTCTAGAATTATCTTCAATGAAATTCCTCGCGTAGGATCAACATTTGTTGCATTCTCCTACGTCGGATCTGAAGCAGACGTTGATGCTGCAGTGGTTGTTCCTCCGATTGAAGCGGGTGACCTGATTGAGATTCAAGGAGAAGTTAGTGATCGTGAAGTCGCTGTTATTGAATCTTCTAACTCCTTGGTTACTTTTGATTATCTTGGGTCTGTCTTTGGTAAGGATGCAGCTGCTGCCACAGGAATTACTTCTGGCACAATCCGAAGTGTATCCGTCACATCACCTGGATCTGGTTATACATCCAGACCGACTGTTAGAGTTGATTCTATTAGTGGTTTCGATGCACAGATTAAGGCATTGGTCGGTGTCGGATCTGTTGCTGTTAATACTGGCGGATCTGGTTATCAGAAAGCTGCGATTAACGTCGAAACAACAGTAGATGATGATTGGGTTGCTCCAGATTTAAGTCAGTATGGAGAAGAAGCGATTGACCCAGAAATCGTTTAACCACATAAATAACTAAAAAGAAGTTTCCGTCAATGGCTAAACAACTTATAGGAATTGGTAATAACGCAAATGACAACACGGGGGATACCCTCCGTGATGGTGGTGATAAGATTAATGATAACTTTAATGAATTATATTCTGCGGTAGGTAATGGTGTTGCCACACAACTTAGTGTTGCTAATGCTGGAACTGGACAGGTTTTGAGATATGATGGCACAACTTTTGTGGCATCAGACTATAGTGCGTTAACTTCTAATTTAGATGTTAGTGGACAATCTATCATTTCCTCTTCTAACGGCAATATTCCTATTGCTCCTCAAGGCACAGGCAATTTTACTGTTACTGCTGGCAGTATTACTAGCACATTTTCGGGAACTGATGGGTCGATCGATTTTCCTACATTAGTTAAGTATAAGAATGAATGGGCAAATCTAGGAGCAGCACCTGCAGCAGCAACTTATCCTGGTTACTTTTTTATTGTTGATGGCGATGATAATCCGTATGTAAATATCAATATTACTGCTGGGGGCGTTGGTGATACTCGTGCAACACTTCTTACAGAATATTCTAGTATTGGTTTGCTCTCAGATGTGGATGTAACCACAACTGCTCCAACCAATAATCAGGTATTGAAGTGGAATACTTCATCATCAAAATGGTTGCCTGCGGATGACGATGCGGGTATTGGTAGTATTAATCTATTTGCTACAGTTGCTGGCGATACAGGATCAACAACAGCAAATAGTCAGTCTGATACATTAACTATCGCTGGTGGCACTGGTATTGCAACTAGTGTAGTTGGAGATACATTAACTATTGATTTCAATGCGACATTAACAACAACATTTGCTGATCTTACGGATACAAACACAACAAATATTGCGGAAGGAAATTCTTTATTTTACAACGGCACTCAAGTAGTTCCTGCTGCAAGTCCTGTTATTTGGTGGAATTTAGGTGCTAATGGTTCTGCAAGTTATACATTTGACGGACCTGGATTTGAAGATAGTATTCAAGCAAATAAGGAAGATCCAGTCCTTTGGCTACATCGTGGATTTACATACGTTTTTGATAATACTACGAATGGTGGTAACCACCCCTTCCGTATCCAAAACACTCAGGGATTACAAGGCACACCATATACTGATGGACAGTCTGGAAGTGGCAGTAGCGTATTATATTTCACTGTGCCGTTTGATGCACCATCAACTCTTTATTACCAATGCACAATTCATGCATTGATGAATGGCACAATAAACATCGTAACCTGATAAATGGCAAGAACTATACCTGGATCTGGTGCTCAGATTGAGCCAATTTTTAATACTGTCTTTGGTGTAAAGGCAGTAAAAGTAATCGAAGGTGGCGAGGGATATACTTCTTCGGATCCACCAAAATTAACAATTACTGGGTGTGGCACTCCAGTAGAACCTGCATTGTTATATCCAATCATTGATGATGATTCGGGTAAAATTATTCATGTTAGAGTTTTAGAGACTGGACGTGGATACAATCCACTTCGTGTTTCTATCACACCTCTACAAGACACTCCAAACGTAAATACGTCATTTGACATTAATAGAATTTGGCAAACAAATCCAAACTCTAGCACTTCAGGGTCTTTTCAGATACAAGATTCTGATGTAACTGACAGACTAAGAATTTTATCTGATGGAAATCCAAAACCATCACTTATTACAACTCACAATCTCAGAGCTCCTGGTGGATCTACTGTTATAACTGATTCGACTTTTGATCAGACTTTTATATACAGAGGCGGAAAGGATGTCCCTGTTGATGGTCAAAGAGTATTTCAAAATAATAAGTCTCTAGGTGTTATGGCAAATGGTGTGTTATTGCACACACCAGAATGGGGAGCGGTTGGTAATGCTCCTGCTGGATTTAGTATTGACACCATAAAACATAACTATGTTAAAACTCAAGATGAGTTTGATGGAGTTATTGATAATCAAAAATATTATTATCATTCAAGTAGACTAATTGATCAGTTTGCTCAAAAGAATGGCGTGTTTGAAAATGGACTTCAACAAATTTTTACCTGGAATATAAAAACTGAGTTAGATAATATTTTATTAAACACTGTTAGTATTCAGGAAAACAATGGAAATACCCCCATTGAAGTTGGTAGAACTATAAGTGTTGTTGGTGGATCTGGCACAGGTGAAATTGCTAAGGTTGTTAGAAATAGTGAAGGTGAAGTACTCAGGGTATACGTCAGAATTGCCAGAGGAGTATTTGAGAATGGTAGTAGAGTTTTAGGATCTAATGGATTCTACTTTACAGTTTCTGGAGATCCAACGACTTTTCCTGTCGGTGGTATCTTCTACATTGATTTTGGTGAAGAGGCACATGAATTTGGAGATTTTATTCCTGGTAGATATTATCTTGCACCAGAAAATATTCAGGTCCAGAGAAACTATAAAATTATTTGGAATCAAGTAGATTCCTCAAACCTTAACCATCCGATGCAATTTAGCACGACTCAGGATGGGACATTAAATGGTGGCACTCTTTATTACAACAGCACAGGTGCATCACAAGCACCAGCCGCTGACTATGAAAATGAATATCAAGCATTCTTTATCATGAATGCTGATGAGACAAATCGTATCTACTATTACTGTGGTAATCACAGATACATGTCTGGATATGAAGGTGATGAAGGATATATGATTCTCAATCCTGAAATTGAAGATGAACCCCTACCAAATAATTATTACATCACAGATTTTTATCAACCTGGCGATGCATCGACTATAGATTATTCTAGACATGCTAATGGTCACTCCAAGATTATTGGTATGTCTTTCGATGGATATCCAATTTATGGTCCTTACGGATATACATCAAATACAACTGTAGGAAGAATGACATCTTCTTATAGATTAAAAAGTGGTGCAGAAATTGATGGTAATAGAGATACAGTTACCACAACAGGATCTGTTACACATGCTGTAACCGTATCCAATGGTGAGTATTTAATTGATGGTCAAAATTTATCTGTTTTAAATTTAGATAGAGGTAAAACCTATACATTTAATTTAGATGATGCCTCAAATGATAATTATATCTTCCTTCTTAGTAGCACATCTGATGGGTGGCATTCTTTAGGAGATGCTACTGAAATTGGTAATACGACATATGTTTATTCTCAAGATGTCCAATACTTTATTGATGGCAATGAAGTAAATTATGCTGGATACATTTCTGGATTTAATGGTGCAACTACCAGACGAGTTGTATATCAGGTAAAAGTAAATTCTGCTGCCGTTTTACATACATTCTCATATAGTGGAGTTGGTGTAGGTTTTAGAACCGTCCAAAACGGATATGTTTTGGGAGACTTTAC